GTTCTGTGATGTCATGTGTCTGATTCCATATTGTAGTTACATCAGATTGTGCTTCAATTGACCAACAGTTTCTAAATATTCTTAGAGTACTTGACAAATCATTATACATTACATAAGGCTGATTAATGACAACCTTATTCCATTCAGCTGGGTTTGGTTCATCGTTTTGTTCAGCTTCTTCAATTTCATCTAAAGATATTTCTTCTCCAGTGTCTAAATTCATATAACGATCATCTAATATGTCAGTTACTAATCTCCAATAATACTTATTTGATACATCATAATTAACACCAGTAGATACATTATTGAATGACTGACAATATGCTTGGTCATTAACTATCCAATCGTTACTAATTTCTCTACCAGAATTTTTATCTGATGCTAAGAAGAAGACGTCATAGTAGTCAGTATTTTCCTCATCATCTAAATCAACATAGACAGGGTCAGTTCCGTCAAAATATAGTGCTTTAGCGTAGTCTATTACTGCTTGTGCCTGTGTCATTAATAAAGTTCCACCAACTGCTCTTACCTTATCTATTATAAGTTCGAAGAAATGTGCTTGTTTGTTAACCTGTAAAAAATCTGTTGTGATTGATTCTGATAGCAACGATTTTACATATCCTTTTATTGAACTCATTTCATCAGCTGTCAAACTACCAGTCTTTGTTGTGTCAGATTGAATGTCAGCTATTTTACCTTTTGTATAGTTAAGTTCGTTTCCTCTTAGCTTATTGATTTGTGCATCTTCAGCTGATGCATATTTAAACAACGCGTCGTTATATTCTAAGTCAATGCCTGATAATGTTCTGATACTGCCTTGCGATGCTGTAATTGAATTTAAATTTAAGTCTGAAGGAATGCTTGCACTTCCACCACTAATTATAGTTGTTCCACCACCGCCTGATTCATTTTTGCCATGTGCTACGGCAAAACCTTGTACTCCAATTTCTATTGCCATCTATTATGATTAATGTATTTTAATATTAAAATAGTAATGTTATTTTCTTCCAAAATGATAACCTCTTTCTACGTAATAGTCAATTAATTCTGGTTTTACAAATTTACGATCAATACCATTTGTTAACCAAGATCTGTCTTTCGATGATTCGCTTATCTTTGCTTTTACTTCTGGGCGACTTTGTACATCTTTTTGTTTTTTCTTTGATGCTATACTCTTTTTTGTTTTTACTTCTGGGTGATTTTGTGCTTCTTTTAAATGCTTTCTAGTTAATATGTTATTGCTATTTTCTTTTGGAGTCGCCCATCTTAAATTTACAGCTCTATTATCTAAAGAATTTGTATTTATATGATCGACTTGTGTTTTATTTTCAGGATTAGGAATATAAAGTTCTGCGACTGCTCTATGAACATAAAAAACACCAACAATATAATATCTTCGGTTTTGCGTAGAAAAATCAACTAATTCACCATTAACTTTAACATTACCTTGATCACTAACTTCATACACACGTTTTTTACCATGATGTGTAGTCTCCTTATACACTTTCCAAATTTCTTGTTCCATAATTTATATTTATGTATATATTTATTAGAAGTATTAAGAAAAAAAAGACCAACTTTTCGTTTGCAACCTACTCAGTTGGTCATATACATAAATACTTCTAATTATAAAATAGTTAAAATAGAAATTGTATTAAATTTGTTCATTTTGAATTGTTTTGTGTTGACGGAATTTGACATCGACAGTTTTATATTTCAAATCGGACTCATATGACATTATTCTTGCTTTAAATACGCCATTAACTCCAATAACAACAGGTAATCCAGTATAGTAGTTACTAAGCATATCTATATTAAGTGCATTACCATAGATGCCATTTGTAAATGCACTTGATTTAATTTGTGTATCTAATATTCTACTTGGTGAACAATATTCTTTATAGAGGTAGGAAATCAAACAATATTCTGGTTTAACTGTATTTTGTCCACTAGTAAATCCTCTAAATGGCGTTCCACCGTTCCAATATACGTATGAATTACTATTCTGTATTTTGATACCCCATTTTTCGCATTCTTCAGTTGTAAGCGGAGTACATATATCTGTGTCTTCCTCATCAATTTCAAGATATGTAGGATTTGTATCAGAATAATATACTAAGTCATTATCCTTAGTTGTTTTCATTTCACTAAGACCTGCATTATTTGAACTTAGTTCAATTTTTAGATCGCCTATCATTATTGATTGGATACGATTAAGTATGCTAATAGGATTTGTTATCCATGCATCAAATTCCCAGAACCAATAAGATTCATATAAATGTATGTAGTCTTTGAATACTGAATTGAATGGTCCTAATATACTAAACTCAACTGTTCCTGTTAAATTATCACTTGCTTTAACAGGTATTGCCATGCCTTCTTTATCAATGCCCAAATTATTACTGTTTTGTGATAATTGATATTTCTGTCCAATTATGTAGTCACCTATCTTAGGATCTATTCCAATTGTGAATATCGGATTGTCTTCAATATGATAAAAGTCAGGGTCTTGTGGGTTTTTGCCAGGGTTGATTTCTGCTTCTTTTAAACGCATTTCGTCTAATGTCATCCATACAAAGTTGTTGACACCAGCTTCACCTAGCCACAATTGTTCAATACAATATTTAGCTGCATTACCTTCACCAACTTTTAATTGACAAGCTAATATAGGCATTTTAGATATTTGGTCATTTGTATTGCCTGGTGCTGAGTAATTATATTGCAATGATTTTTGTGCAGAGTTATTCAAATTACCATAAAGTCCACCTTTTACTGCTGTTGATTTATCCCATTTCTGTTGATAATACATATAGTTATTGTTTTTACCAACGTCACCTAGATAACATGAATTGTTTGATAGCCAAGCCCAGTTAGAAATATCAATACAATATTGTACGGCGTTATCCCATGTTTTACCAATATACTCACTTGTAGGTTTAAATGGACGTCCACCAGTCAAGCCATGTAATGCATTCAATAATATCTCGCCTGATATTACGATATAATTTGTTGTGTCTTCATCTACAGGAGATAATATGTTAGATTTCAAGTTTGTATATTTGCATAATGGTGTTCTTCGCATCGGCTCTAATAATGATTGATATCCTGCTAAAGCTTGTTGGTCGTTGTCACCTTGTCCATTTGTTGATATTACAAGATATTTGTCTAATTCTGGCTTCTGTGGGCTATTGTCTGATATTGTTTTTAAGTTAACGTCTTTTCTCTTATCAAAACCTAGTAATGCTGCTCTACATACAGGATTATAGTTACGTGTAGGTCCTTGTATACCACTGAAATTTGCACCAAGCATCCAATATAATATGTCATATTGATGTGCTGCTCCCATTGGTGTTGTCTCACCTGTCTCGTGGTTTATTCCTCCACCCATTGCATTAACATAACTACTATATCCAGGATTAAATCCTTGTGGACCACTAATTGCTGCATCTCCAAAGTCCCATGCATCGTTTCTTAATACATAAACATAGTTATCTGACTTCCAACAATAATCATAATCAGGTGTCCAACCATTTACTATTGCTCGGAATCCATTATAAGGATTGGGACTTGCTATATTGGCTTCATCCATTTCTGAATAATATTCTGTCATATAATGCTCTTCATTATCATAGTCTGAATATAAATGATCTTTATCTGTAATTGACTCAACCAAATCCTCAACTGGCTCAATATTACAAGTTAACTGAATTTGTGTATAAACGTCATCCATGCTAATAGATGTAGATTCATCTGTCGCTATGTCTTTAAATGAAGTAAAGTTAACTTGTGTAGGAGCATTATTGACTGTACAAGTAATAATAACACCGTCATCATCTTTCATTGCCACATATAAGTTGAAGTATTTGCATATGATTTCCAAAACATCATACAATGATTTATAGTCATCCTTGTCATCACCGAAGAATATCTGACATTGTAATTTAGTATTCTGCATACATCTTAATACTTCTTGGTTAATTTGTGTCTGATTAATCTCAAATATGCCTATCTTATTGAATATTGCGGTCATCAATGCATAAGGTGACATTTCTGTTGCTACTGTTACACCTGCAAGTTTATCTATTGTTAAGCTTTCTAATGTACCTAATGGGTCTGTTGCTGTAATTGATACTTGTTCATAATTATGTGCATAACCTTGGTCAAACTGTAAAGGATCTACAAAGCCATAGAATACATGCTTAACATTATTGATATCTGATATTTCTGTTATTCTTAAAGGTACGTCTCTATTATTAACAGCAAAGAAATAATCTGTTAGGTCCATATTTGATATCAAATTGACTTCTGCCTGACTTATGATAATTCTTTTATTAAGGTCGCTTCTATCACATTTGATTGTTACAGGCACGACATCAAACATTACCTTATCATCACGTTCTGCTACTTCACCTGTTTCTGTAGGGTCTGTAATTTCAAATGTATTTCCAGTGCCTATTTCAACCTTATATTTATTGGCATTATCTACTGTTTTGAATGTTCCTTCAAATTTCATATTTAGAATGATATTTTTGTTCCTGTTTTTCTAAGAACCTTACTTGTGTTCTTTTGAACTAACATAATGTCTGTACCTTTGATAACTCCAGTAACTTGTACATTAGTTCCTCCTGCTGTTGGCATTGCTCCTGTATCTAATAAGTCGAACAAGTTCTTTTGCTGTCTGTTATTAAGTATCATTTCTCCAGCATTAGCTCTAACTAAAAGTCTATCACCAGAATATGAACCACCTTGAACAATACCACCTTCGGCAAACGCTTGCATACTTGCTATTGTTGCTTTAGCTGCTGCTAGCGCTGATAACATTGATGTTACTAAGCCTGATGCTATACCAACACCAGCAAATGGAATAGCTGCATGAGCTGCAAATATCTGTGCTGCTGCTAAGTCAAGTACGGATGCTTCTAATGCTTTATTTGCTGCTGTTGCTGCGGCTGCTGGAGCTACAGATGCGGTTTCTGCTGCTGCTTGTGTTGCTGATGCCGATGCTGCTGCTCCACTTGCTGCTGCATCTGCTGCTTTATTTACAGCGGATTTTTCTGTAAGTAAATTAGCTACTTCTGTTACTGTATTAATACCAGCCATAACAGATTCTACAACTTGTATTATAGCCATGAATGCATCCCACGCATTAGCATTCTCACCTAATGCATTAGATAAGTTCTCAAATGAATTGACTACATTATCTATAGCATGAACTCCACTTAATACGCTCATTGTATTATTTAATGTCTCAGTGAATTCTGATTCTGAAGAAGTCAATTTATCTTGTGTCTTTTGTAATAAGTCTTGTTCTTTTTCTAATTTTTTAACTTGCTCTGCATATTCAGATAAAGATTTTCCTTGTCCATCCCAATTAGTCCAGTCTGTTTCATTCATCTTCTTTTTCAATGCATCAATTGCTTTTCCTATACCGCTAATAGAATGCTCATATTTACCAGTTAATGCTTTAGATAAGTCCTCACTACCATTTACTGTTACACCTTCAGTCTCAAGTTTGATCTTTAATTGAAGTCCATCAATTTGGTCTTGTATTTGCTGTCTTTCAACATAAGCATCAATTGGAAGTCTAGCTTTCTTATCTTCTAATTTCTTAATCTGGTCTTGGAAATATGCTAATGTACCTTCTATTGATTTAGGGTCTGGTTCTGTTCCTAATTCAATTTTCTTTGCTTCTATTCGCTTTTTAAGGTCTTCAATATTCTTTAATGTCTTTTGAACATCAACTGCTGATAAGGTCTTTTTCTTAAGCTTTTCTTGTAGTTTACTGTATTGTGCTTCAAGGTCTGCTAAACTACCTTTGTCATAATCAACTTTTGTCTTATTCTTACCACCACCTTTATTACCAGAACTAAATGTCTTACTTGTAATCTTTAATTGTTTTTGAAGTTCAGCTGTCTGTTTCTGTAATTCTTGACTTTCTCCACGTAATGCTTTATATCTACCATCTTCACGTGCTAATATTCTTGCTTGAGATAATGACATTCCTGCGTCCATTAATTCCTTTATTACAGCTGTTAGACGTTCAATCTTCAAAGCATTAATTGCAGCTGCTTCTCCTTGTAAGTCAATTAATTTAATTACTTTACTACCATTTTCAACCAATATCTTCTGAGCATCATGTAAGTTGTTGCATTCCATTCCTAATGATTTGAAATGCTTTGCAGCTGCTTCTAATATTGATGTCTTTTCTATTTCCTTATTTGTATTAAGATATTGTTCTCTTAGGTCTTGAAGGTCAGTAGCCATTGCAGTTGCAGAAGAAGATGCATTAATCATTGCGTCTCTTTGATGTTCATGTGCTTGCTTGTTCTTTTCTGCTTGTTCTGCTTCACGTTTTTCTGCATCTTCAGCATTGTTCATCCAAGATATTAATCCGTATAATGCAGTACCCACAGCGACAATTGCTGATGCAAGCAATACGTATGGATTCATCATCGCCACTTTATTGAATGCGGCCTGTGCTACTGTTGCTAATTTCGTTACAACTATATTCTTTGATTTTGCTGCCGTATTTAAGTTTTCTGCTGCTGTTGCTGCTAATGTCTGAACCTTTGTAACACCCAGCATTAAAGCAGATTGTTTTTGTAGAGCATTCTGTATGGCGGTTACAGAATTCAAAGCAGATTGAGCTGTAGTAAACATAACAACTGCTCGTCTTGCATCTTCTTCATTACCTGTAAACTGTGCTACAACACCTAATGCAGCGCTTGTTGTCTGCATGAATACGTTCATTCCTTGAGATAAGGTATCAAATGTTGCTGTGTCGGATGCAAGATTTCTAAGCTCCTGTTGCATATCAGATTGAATATCTAAATATTCTGATGCTTTCTGTTTTGCTTCTTCTAACTGTTTAGCCATTTCCCTGCCGAACTGCGAACTTTTCTCTTCTGCGCTCAAATTTCTATATGCGGCTGCTAAATTTAGTGCATCTTTCTTTGCAGCAGCAAATTCTTTTCTGAAGTTGCCAGTTGCATCGGCTATTTTCTTAGTTTCAGTATTATATTCTTTTGTGGATTCGGTTGCTTGGTTCATTCCTTGTACGTAACCTTGTACATTTAAATCCAAGTCTACATTCACCTTGTTCATATAAAATGTTGATTGTATTTTTTACTATTTTATTAATATAGAACATTTAAAATGTTCAAATATCAACACGTCAGTGTGATTATAGATACATTTGTCTATAGAGAAAATGAAAAAATATATATACAACTATGAAATTAAAATACAATGACAAGGAAATAGAATTAGTCTATTCATTCAGAGCTAATGTCTATTTTGAGCAAATCAACCAAAAGAATATTGATATTTCTCACTTAAGTGCAAATGACGTAATTACTTTGTTCTACTGTCACTTTATTGCATCCCTTCAAAAGGCAAAAGAACCAATGATTGATATGGTTACATTCTTAGATGTAGTAGATGACAATGGCGGTGAGAAATGTGTTATTGATTTTACAAATTGGTTAATAAATGCATGGAACGTACAAGCTGAAATTATTCAATCAATGGGTAATGATGAAAAGGTAGAAGAATCAGCTAAAGACGGTAAAAAAAAGAAAGCTTAGTATTCTGTGAATTATATAAGATGCTTGTGGTTATAAACAAGCTAATAAGTCATGAATATTTTATGGATCAATGCACGATGTCAGAGATTCCTATATTAAACAAATATTCTAACTTAGTAGATACAATTTCTTGGTGTCAGACAAGAGAAATAATGCTTTCAGCCTTACGTCCTTATTTAAAGAAAAAGGATATAACACCAAAAGAATTCTATCGTCTACCTATTGATGATGATGGAGTTGAACATAATTATTCTGTTAAGAATGAAGAGGTAGAATGGTGGAAAAAATTCAAAGAGAACTATAACAAAGGAGAGCAAAACTAATTGCCCTCCTTTTTTCATATAAGATTTTTTATGTAGAAGAAATTTATTGTTCTGGTTCGTCTTTAAGTAATGCATCTACTTTACTCATTCTTTTGTCTATGTTATCATTAATCCTATTTTCAGCGTCTATTATTTTGTTCTTAATTATAACATTAAGTCCAAACACAGCTGAGCAAAAGATTATTGCTTGTCCCATATACCATAGAACTGAATCGTGGATCATATGTTGTTCTGTTAGGAAGAATGATAAGAAGCACATTAATATACCACTAAATAAAGTAAATATCGCTGTTATATATTGAACGTTTTCTTTTCGTGATGTTGTCATTTCAAAGTTTCTTTATTTATATTATATAGTCATTTTCTAAGATGCATTTTGAACTGTCCAACCTGAAGGGATGCCATCTGTTCCTGTAGTCCATCCAGGGTAACCAGATGCCTTAACAAATGTTCCTGTTGCTGATACTCCACTAACCCAATAAGGTGTATAATTAGGATGAGCACTAGATGCTAAACATTTAATATAATTCAAGTTTGTACAACCACTAAACATAAATGCATAACACCAATTAACTAACGTTGTAGCTAATAAATCTGGAGCTGTTGTTAATGAAGTACAGCCTTCGAACATACCATTATAGCAATTAATTTCTAATGTAGTAGCAGGTAATTCTGGAGCTGTAGTTAATGAAGAACAACCATTAAACATATAGCTATAACATGCATTAGTTAATGTAGTTGCAGGTAATTCTGGCGCTGTAGTTAATTTATTACAATTGTAGAACATTCTGTAATAACAATATTCAGATAATGTTGTAGCAGGAAGAACCAAATTTGATGCATCAACTATATTATGTTGAAAATTAATTGGATTAAATAAATTAGCAAAATAATATGATGGTAATCCTGCTAATGATTTTTTGTCTATGAAATTGTCTCCGTATGCTAACGACATTATATTTCCACTAACATTATAATCATCTGATGTTAATATTGTAAATGTATCATTGAAGTTACCAGATCCTTCAGTATATACGTCAAGATTTTGTGCTTTCAACATTATACGATCACCACTATTTAAAGTAATTGGATCTGTTGCAGGATTACCAGATATTTCTATAATTGTAGTAAAATTGTTCCATGTTGTTCCGTCATCTAATGAATATTCTAATTTATCTGTTAAATTAGATGATATTGATCTTTGTGCAA